ACATGAATCGGTGTAGACTTTTGATAGATTGACGCTGCATCATGGTACTTGGCAAGACCTTTTACCGATCTTGGAAAAGAAACTTCTTCTGTAGGAAGTGACTTGAACTTAGTCTTGAAAGTTTCAATGTAGTTGATTACATCTTCTTCAGTTCCATTCATCATAATCTTGAATGCCTCTTTGAGAGCGTTACGGCAAGATTCTGGTGTTGAACTTCTGACAGCTTCAATACCCATAATCTTGAGTTTGGGTTCATCATATTGAACACCTTCAGAGTTGTGAACATTCAGAATGTAATGTTTCTTACTTGTCCAAATACCAACCTCTGCTAATACTTCGCGTTTCATTACCATCTTCTGTTCAAATGCATTTACATACTCTGCCATTTCACCATAACACTTATCAATTACATCTTGAATTTTACCTTCACAAACCTTATCCATGAACTCTATAATTTTATCTGTATCTGTAAGACCTACTTTTTGTACAAGAGACTCAAGAGTAACGTACAGAGAGTCAGTATCGGAAGCAAGGACATAATCATGGTTTTCTGTCTCCATTATTTTGTTTAAGTATTGATTGACTGCTCTCTCAGCCCACCGAATGGAAAGTTGACCCGCAACGGATACAGCTTCAGCATTCCTTACATCATAAAAACGAAACCATTGATTACCAAGGGCTCCGTAGGCTGAGTTGAGAGCAATCTTTAAGTTGATCTGCATATTGTGATACTGAGCCAATTTGTTAGTATCTGCAGCCTTACCTTTCTTCTGTTCCGCAATCATCAAATCTTTATACTTGACGCGGTCAGTGTACATCTTCTCCATGAGTGCTGGAAGAAAACCCTGTTTCTTACGAGTATACAACGAACCATTTGGAGTCATGGTAAGATTTTTCTCTTTAAGAAAGGCAACATCAAATTCTCTATCAAGTAAAGCATCTACCAGACCAGACTCAGGATACATACCTACAAGAGTCTCAGGAGATATATTGTACATCATTATCAGATGCGGGTACAAACTATTCAAGTCAAAACTAGCAACCCACTTGTGCCGACCAATTTGAGGATCTTTCACATAGGCACCCTCATATGCTTCAGATTTAGTATCATGTTTCTTTGGTGGAACGACAATTTGTTGGTCTTTCAGATGATTGTAAATAATACAATCCCACATCTTCACAGGACTGAACACATCATTGAAGTTACACTTGGCCATGTAAGCTAGTGAGATAATCATCTCCAAGAGTTTCATCTTCTCTTCTAGTCTTTCCAACAAGACAACATCATGAACATTATAGTCAACGAACTTCTGAAAGTTTGTTTGATATAGTTCGTGTAGTGAAGCGTATTCTGAATAGTCTAGTTTCTTTTCCCCCAACTCTGCGTATGCAATATGGTTCAAAGAATACGACTCTTGATTGACATAAGTAAACTTCTTGTAAGCATCCATATAGTCAATACTTGAAATACCAACCAGATCAAAAACCTGCAGTTGTCTGTTACCAAATAGATTTACTTCATGCTCTTTATACCAGCCCCACGGCGAGAGTTTCTTAGCCATCTTCTCACCAAGAATCTTGACGATACGATTAACAAGAAATGGAATATCAAAAAACCTTGAGTTCCATCCAGTAATAATGTCTGGATAGTTCATAGACCAATCAAGTACAAAATTTTCTAATAGTCTTGTTTCGTTCTCACAATGAATATACTCAACACCTTCGGCCGGTGTGTATTCCTGACAACCATACACCTTGAAACTTTTTCCACAACGATAAGAGATAGCCAAGACTTCTTCATTAGCACTTCTTACATCTGGAAAACCATGTTCTGAGCTGGTTTCAATATCAATGAATCCAATCTTGATCTTATCTAAATCGTAGTCAACCATACCACGATAGTTATCAGAAATAAAAGAATATTGAAACTGGTCAAATCCAAAAACATTACCGCCATAATCTTTCATGGCTTGGCGAGAATCTTTCATAGAGCCCCACTTCACAGGAGCAACATTGCGATCATCTAGAGTTTTCCATTGGGGATTTTGAGGTTTGTGAGATTCTACAAATAAGGTAGGTTCGTAGTTCAATTTTTCTTTGAAAGATTCACCACGATCATTCACACCTCGCAGAGCAATAAAATTACCATGAGGTTGGACATTAGTATAAAACATTATAATTTATTATGATTGAGGGTCAAGAATGGTCTAAGTATTTAACGTAATTCACGTTTAACTTATCTAAACTATTATAACACACTTTTATGTGTTTGTCAAGCCATGCGGGTTTTGACAAATCGGAGATAATATTTAAGTCCGAGTTCTATTATTTTTCATTAAGATTATTTGAAAAATAGCAACATTTATTTAAGTTATTATAACATAATAGGATGTGATTGTCAATCCAATTCTTTCTTGAATTAAATTGGCCTATGAATAATAAAAATTCCAAATAAGCTGCCCACATATATTTCATATTTTCCTCCTATGAGAGAAGGCCTGTCTTATATTGGGTCTTCCCATTGACTCTTAGAGCCGTCATTGTTTTACTACGATTACTCCCATCAAGTACATAAGAACAATGCACCCATCCACTATTTGGATCTTTTCCATCGTAGAATTCTAGAATGAGTTGATCGAATATTAAATTTTCAGAAATCCATTTTGCAAGGTCTGGATTAGAAATTCTTGTTGATTCAAAATCGGCAGCCTGTCCATTACAATGCTGACTTGTTGATGAACCACCTACTGCCTTGTTTAATGCTGGAGAACGATATCCGCTATTGATACGAATAACTCCAAACTCTTCTCTTATCGGTTGTAAAATAAAATTACATAGGTTGGTTAAATTGATAACGTGTTCTCTTGTTGCATCGTTTGAGATACCTAAACGTGCGGCGGTTGAACTTTTTATCATTTCTTGATACCCAAAGTTTTTTGTCAGGTGTCCGTTATAAGTTGGTATCTTGACTGCCATAATATTCTCCTAAGTTTATTTTATTTCAACTGAGCCAGTAGTAGGATCGAATATAACTGTAAATGTTTTTTCGATTCGTTTGAGTGTTCCGTCTGCTTTGACGATAGGTAACTTACCCTCAACTGCGGCCATCAATGCCTCTTTGGCATTTTTGAATTCATGTGCGGGGTCATCTTTTATAGCTTTGTCTAATTCTTTTTTTGCATTCGCTGGAAGTAAATCATCTATCATACTTTCCACATGCTCTGTTGCTAAGTCTGTAGCCTTGTCTATAACAAGACCAGAAATAACATTGAATAATAATAAAGGTAACATAATATTCCTTTTTCTCTATAAATCACATCCACATGGAGTTTCCTCTGAACACTCACATGGTTCACAGGTACAATTAACACATTTACATTCTTCGTTATTACACATTTTTTCTCCTAATGATATGGGTTTTTATTTCTGTAATATTTAGTAAACAGAAATGCCCACCAATATAAAATACTGGTGGGCGCACCGAATTAGTTAATCGACTTGACTTTCTTAGTTCCAATAGGAATTAAACGTGCTCGTTTTTCCTCTGGAATTACTTTCTCAAGTTCAATGGTTAACATTCCGTTAGTAAGGTCGCAACCCCTTACAACAATATCATCAGAAAGAGTAAAAGCCCTTTCAAATGTTCTCTTGGCAATCCCACGATGAACATAATTAGCTTCATCTTCTGTAGATTGCTTAGACCGAATTTGAAGAACGGATTCTTTTAATTCGACTTCAAGATCCTCTTCTGAAAGACCAGCAACGGCCATTTCAATGAAGTACTTGATATCTCCGTCTTTTCGGATGTTGTAGGGGGGGAAACCTTGATTGTTTGAAACGTGTTGCGTGTTATCTCCAAGCAAACGGTCAAACATTGAATCGAACCCTATAGAAAATCCTAGAGCTCTTTCGAAATCCCCAAAATTTGCAGGGACATGTGATGCGCGTAGTACCATAATTCCTCCTTATAAAAGCAAGGTTATTTGAAATTCACCCCTCATACGCAGAGCAGGTGACAATTACGAGGTTTCCACGATGGACAACCTCAATCACGCCATCCTTCACCTTTACATAGATGTTGGAGGCGATGTCGTAAAACAATCCAAATTAATTCAGAAAACGAGTCTGCTGTATAATTACCAGAATCCTTTACTACTAACTTAAATTTTTTTTCCATTTCATTCTCTTCAATTAGCCAATTTTCATTCATAATAATAAAAGAAAGGGGTGAGAACACCAAGGGTTAATCAACACCCCTTTCAGTTGTATTTCCATAATATAAATTTCACTTACTATATTATATCATACTTTTTGGAATTGTCAAGTACTTACTTCTTAGTATAAATTCCCCAAAGTACCCATACTGCGACTAAACCAACTAGGCCTTCGCTTCCGAGTGATTTGACTACACTAGTAACTGATCCAATGACATCAATGCCAAGGAAAGGAACAGCTGCTCCAAAAAGAATTTGAAGAACTACACCTAATGCGATTAACGCAAGTCCTGCTTCTGTAAGACTACGAATCCAGCCTGTTGCTTTTTCTAACATATATACTCCTGTTTAAGTTAAAATATGATGTGTATTAATTACACACCTGTTGAACCAAATCCACCAACTCTATTTGTCTTTTGAGAAGGGGCTTTATCAGACTCATCCAATGTATATTTTTCACATCGAACCAGTTCTCCTTGACATATTCTATCTCCGCTATAAATCCGCACTGGTACATTACTGATACTTGTTACCATTACGAAAATTGGATCAACATAATCGCTGTCAATCACACCTTCGCAATTTGTGAGATAAACTCCCTGTTTAAATGCCAGTCCTGATCTTGGATGTAACCTAACCGAAAAACCCACAGGTATATCTGCGATAAGCCCGATAGGAATTAACATTCTTTCCATATTATTCATTTGTAAATAGGAATTATTACTATTTATATCAAATGATACTTTTCTAGGTAACTGTTTTGTTTGAAGTGAA